TATCTGTCTCAGAAACAACGACTTTCCATTTATTTTTAACAATTTTGTATTTTTCTCGCAATTCCAATTCCATCAATTTTTTTAAATCCTTTAAAACCTTTTTTCCAATTTTAGTACCATCTGATAATGATGTATATTCTTTTCCAACATTAGTAATGGAATTTAATGCCGTTGCTCGTTTATCTTCATCCATATATTATATGCTCTCTAAACTAAATAAATATATCTTTTATTAGAATTTAGTAGCGATAATACTTGTCAAAACCCATATATATATAGTAAATAATGAAAGCGATTTAATTAATTTTTTTCTTTCGTCATAATGTACAATTTCGCTACCTTTGCCATCGTCATCTTCTTCAAAATCATTTTTCTTTCTAATGTTTAATATAACGGGTATCATTAATAATACAATTATTAAACATGTATGAACAAATAATCTAGTTATTCCATTTGTACCCATATAATAATAATAAAATACTGATCTAATACTATTCATAAAATCGTCAAAGTTCATGTAATCAACTTGTGTTGAATTATCTATATTAACAAACAAAACAATGAACCAAAATATAGTTAAATAAATAGCAGCATAATAATAAAAGCCTTCTTCAAATGTTTTTATAATATTTATATCGATACACCATTTTATTAATACAAGTGTAACATATCTGATGAAAAATGTAGAAAATATAAAAACGATTCTATCGTCAAAATTAATATCTAATTCTTTCAATGGATTTTCGGGGTCATTTTCAAACTTTAATATTTTTGTTTTAATTTGTCTTGTATTATATTCTCCATCATTGAATTTATCTATTTCTTTACCGATTTCAACAATTTTGTTTTGATTTTTATATCGTTTTTCCATTTCATTATTTTTGGCATCAACATTATTTTTGGCATCAACATTATTTTTGGCATCAACATTTTTTTTATCGTCTTCGGTGCCACTATTCGCGAATGTAGGTTTAGATATATTAGTATTCAAATAATTAATGTTGGTCATTCCATAGTTTTTCTTTAAAGCATTTCTAAATGCCGATTCCTTATATTCTGGATCACCACCAACACCATCACCATCACCATCACCACCCATATGTTCGCTTTTATTTTCATTACTACTACCACCATTGAAGCTGATGTCGCTTTTCATTTTCTTTAAAAAATCTTGAATAAATTTGTGTGCTGTTTCATCACTAGCAATTTTTTGTTTAAGCTCATGTAAATCATCGATCTCTATCGTTGCTTTATCGGCTTCGTGAAAAGATAATTTATTAAGATATTTTTTCTCATTATTTGTCATATCTTGAAATCTATAATATTTTTTAAGAATATTATATAATATTCGTGGTTTTTTGTTAAAAATAGCTATCAAATTTTTATAATAATTAAATCGCTCTGGATCCATTTTTTTTAAATCAATATCGTCAATTAAATAGTCAGCAAACGAATCGGTAATTATAGGGTCGTCAGTAGGTTTCTCATATTGTAATTTATTAAATAAAGTAATAAATTTCATTCTATCTTTGTCTTTGATTTTACCCATAATTAATATTAATACTTCCTTATTCGTATTATAGATAAAAAAATAATAATTAATTTTGTAATGTGTATATCATTTTCCATATTATAGAAAGAACTAATAATATGGATACTGTTATAGCGAGAATATAGTTGAATATTTGAGCATAATAATAAAGAGAAATATACATTATCATAAATATTACAATAGTCCATAAAATTATTATGTTTATTGTCATGGGTAAATAATTAAAATTGTATAGAGAGTCGTGGCTTTCAAAATCTGTTAGCATTTTTTTGAGATCTTCCTTAAATTTTTTTTTATCGTTAAAGCTAAAATCTTCTTTATTGTAAGTATCTTTGTAATGAGCTTCTACAAATTTATCATTTTTAGATAATCTATAAAAATTTTTAGAATGATTTTTATAATTTAATGGTATATATGCTGATGGGATTAATTCACATGGAATAATACCAAAAAAATATAAATATTCGGGGTCTCTTTCGTTGTAAGGAGTGAATAATAAATTACTTAATAATCTATAACGATAATTCTCGTCTTCTTCATTTGTTGATTTTAATCTATATAAATATGGTTGTTGAAATTCTTGTATTTTATTCTGCATATTATTTTTAGAATCACTTCCCATTATAATTAATTTATAATAACTTCTTTACTACTTCATAATATTTTTAATTATATATTATTGCCAATATTATACATCATAATAATTATAATGATATTGGTAATATAATTGATAAAAAATCCTTCACCTGTAATATTATTTGCTTTATGTAGTATAGTATCAACCGCATCTGCTAATACACTTTTATCTATTTTGAATTCAAATTTATCAGTTGTAGAATCATCGTTATGAAATTTTATATCACTGTTATTAATATCCTTATAAATAGATTTGACAACGTTTTTTAAGTAATTATTAGAAATATTATTTGTTTCAGATTCATAATTATTTAGCATATTAAAGGTATAATTAAGCTCAGTATATTTTTTATTAACCACAATTCCTTCGGCTTCATCTGGTATAAATGTCGGATTAAATGTGTCAGCAATTTCTATTTTTGTATTATTATTTTTGTATAGAGAATCTGTTAATAATCCAAATAATTTTATGTTTTCATACCAATGTAATTTATGTAAAGCATCCTTAGTGATTTTTTCATCATTATCCTTTAATAATGATGTGAGTGCTGCATTAAAGGGATTTGGTAAATGTTTTTTAAGAATTTCATAGTTGTATTTCATATGTGCTATAATTAATAAGAAATTATTAACAATTTTTTCAATAGGTTTCACAGGAGCATCCGCCGCCGCTTTTTTTGCATCCGCCGCCGCTTTTTTTGCATCCGCCGCCGCTTTTTTTTCAGCAGCAGACGTCAAAGTTGTTTCTTCTTTTGTTTCTTCTTTTGTTTCTTCTTTTGTTTCTTCTTTTGTTTCTTCTTTTGTTTCTTCTTTAACTGGTAAATTAAGAAAATAATTCAAATTTTTTGCATTAATGTTTAATAAAAATTTATATGGGATAGCCTCCATTTTATTTTCTGATAATTCAAATTTAAAATATGACATCAAAATGTTTTCGTTGTTATTAGTAATACCATCATTATATTCTGAAATATTTTTTTTAAAATTATTAGGATTAAATATGTGTTTGCATATATTTATAATTTTTATTATATTAACTTTATATTTATCTATAATATGTTGGCAATAGGTATTGATATCACTACTATCATTAACTATTACATCGACTATATTTTTTGTTTCTTCGTCTCCATTTGGTATAGATTTAACAAAGGTATATATGTCGGGATTACTATTCTTATTAAATTCCTTATTGTCGCCTTTAAAATATGAATATGTCTCTTCATATATTTTGCTATAATAATTATCAAAGTTTACCTTATCACTCGTATCTATATCATTGTATAATTTAAATTGTACATTCATAGATGACATTGTAGCATAATCCTTAAAATTTTTATCAAGCTTTAATGGATTTTCATATGTTCCAGTGTCTTCTAGGATTAAATCACCATTTAGGATAGAAGTAAAAACATTTGTTATTATATAATGGTCTAAATAGTCATTAGATACAGTGTCAGCATTTGTATCATGTAATTTAATAAAAGGTATCAATTTATTATTTAAATGGGTTAAGTCTCTTTTATAACAACTATCAAATATACCATTGATAAAATATAGATTATATTTTGTATTATAATTAATAAATATGTAAATAAATAATACAAATATAAATATTAATAAAAATGGTGTAATAATTTCACTTGTAAATAAATTATATGAATTAAAAGTATTTGTATTTGTTGTTATATTATAAATCATTAAAAGTAAAACAAGTGATAAAATTATAACTACCATTATATATGATAATAAATCCTCCATATTTTTAATTTTATATTCGCCAATATTATAATCGCTATGTAATTTTTCACCATTAGCTATTTTAAAATAATTTTCATAATATTTATTTTTACTATTATATGATGTATCTACAGTATATGTTTGATCAACTTCATGTGTATTTTTAAATATTTCGGGATTATCAAGATATAGATTATATTCAGTTATATCATCATTACCAAGTTCTTGTTTAAATTCTTCTAACTTAACTTTATACTCTATAATAAAGTTATACGCAGAGACCTTATCTAGTTTTTCTTTTTTATTATAATCGTTTTGTAATTTGGATATACTGTAAAATAGTTTTACTTTTTTTTTTTCATTCATATAATTTTTATATGATTCTTTGAAGGCATCAATACTTTTATCAAGTTTATCAACATTATTCTTAATATGTATGTTTGCTAAATCTTTCTTTATTAATACTTTTGTTAAATTACATACTATATTAATAATATATTTGTGGTTAGTAACCCTATTTTTATATTCGGTTAATTCATCTGAACTATTATCCCGCAATCCCAAAAAATGATATATGGTTTTTTTATCTGTACTCTCCGACAAAATTAATTTATCAATTAATGCATCATCGAATAGTATCTCGTTTTTAAAAATATCATCTATATTTTCAGGATTGCCAAAAATATTATTTATATATGGATCAACATATTTTGCATTTTCTTTTTCTTCGTCTGACATATCTTCGAAAAGCTTAGAAAATTTTAGTCCTGTCTTGTAAATTGTAAAAGGTAAACTTTTGGAATAATAATAATTACCATTCGCATCTCGTACCTTATCTACATCTTGTTTAATATAACTAATAATTTCATAATCACTCAATACCTTTAATTCGCCTATTTCTGTCCATAATATTTCACGGAAGTCTATATATTCTAAATTAGGTTTATCATTATCAGTAAAAGTCATTGTTATATTAATAATATTTACCATCATGTAAAAACATAATAGTAATATAAATATATAAGCCATCGCAAAGTAAAAGTAATTTAGTCCATCTATTCTAGAATCATGTGGTACACTTGGTATACTAGAAAGAAAGCCACATATTAAGTATAAAACCAAAAATATTGCTATAATATTTTTGGATTGATTTAATATTACATTAATATTAAAAGTATCAATATCATCGGATATCACATCATTATCTGTATTAAAATATGCTTTATAACCAGTTGATGAAGTAGGAGCATATCTTCTGATAATCATAACAGTTAGTATAAATACAATTAAAAATGATAATATATATGGGAATAGTTTTAAATAAGTAATAAAATATTCACCATTTATATTACTTAAATATGGTATAAACAGGTCGTTATATTTCCAGAATTTATACATTAAATCAATAAATAATAAAACAATAACAAATAATATTGTAAAGTAATACGTTTTAGTATTAAAATTATCATTTGGTAATAATAAATCGTAACTATTTTTAGCTAAATTAAATCTACCAGTTTCTGCTTCACAATATATATTATTGCAATGTTTTTTTATATTAATATCTGCAACATCTTTTAAATAATTAATTTTAAGAAACGATAAAGTAATATTTTTCAATTCATTTAGAAATATTATAATCATAATAACAAACATTATAAATATCAATATGCGCATTATAATAAAAGTTTATAATTTACTTTAACCCTTATCAAGAAAAAAAGATATTATAAATATTCATTGAACCTTATTGTAATATATTATTTATATTATGTACTGTAATGAAGAATATGACTATTGTAGTAAAACCTAATATATAATATATATAGTCTTCTTTTAATACCTGCGACAGTATTATAATTGGTACTAATAATAATACAATATATACATACATAAATTTTATAACATCATTTATTTCATCAAAAACCTTATCAATTGTTTTTTTACTATTATATGCATAGATTTTTTCAATATTTTCTAATGTTATTTTATAATTATTACTGTTTACAAATACCCTACCAGTTTCTTTATATTTATTTTTAACATCTATTAATTTATCAACAATTTCTTCTGTTAAAACAACATCTTCAATTCCTGTTATACTGGTATTATCTGATTTTAAAATATTAATAATTTCGTCATTATTTTCTGATTTATCTTCTTTTATTATGATATCCAATTCTTTCATTAACATAATGTATTCGTATGAATAAGTATCAGCATATATTTCTGTTATTTTCTTTAAAATAATAGAGAAAAATATAGTATAAATGGCAACATAAATGAAAATAAATAATGATGAATTAAATATATATATATATTTATTTAAATCACTTCCAGTAAAATATTTGATATATGTAATATGTATTATAAAGTATATCCAAATAAATATAAATAATGGTAATCCGTAATGTAAATACGTATTATATACTTTCATAATATTGAATTTCCCATCTACAATACTGAGGTCCCTATTAAGATTATCAATATCAGTATATTTGTCCTTATACTTATCAAGACCTCCAATGTGTTTAAAATTTTGTTTTATTTGTTCAAAATCAAAAAGATAATTTGAAATATTCCACATAAATGTTCTTTTAATCTCAACACTATGTATGTCAATTATATTTGTGTTATATAAACAATATTTATTCATTTTCTGTATAGTTTCACTCAAATCTAAATGATATTTTAATTCAACCAGAGTTATCAAACTTATAATAGTTAAAATTATAATAACCATAAGTAATATTAATAATTCTATATTATGTGGCATATCAGTATACCAAATCTATTATAATATTATTTTTTAATTTATTATATAAAAAAAAATTTAATCAACATTATAATAATCAGATTTTATATTAATGATGTTGTTATGTTTTTTGATATTTTCAATAGTATTTTTCATATGATTAATATCATCTAATAATTTATCAAATTTATTATTGATATATAATGTTTCCCTTGTTATATCCGAAAACAGAGCATCTTCATTAAACAATTCGTCAATATCATTATCAATTTTTTCAGCGATTTTTTCATTATATGGTATATATCCTTGTGGTGTTTGTCGGGTAACCCATTTATCTTGTTTTTTTTGACTTTCTGGTATATATCCTTGTGGTGGTTCCCATTTTGTGTTTTTATTATGCAAAGATGCTCTTAGTAAAGATACAGAATTATGAATTATTTTTCGTACAGAACATACATTGTTATTTGTATGATGTATTTTTTTAAGTAAACTTACATATGGAACAAATGAATTTACATAACCAACATATATTAATAGTAGGACATGATTTATCCTCATTATATCTTATTGGTATTATACAATAATATATCTTTTATATATCTTTTCATATAGGAAGTTTTACATCAGTATCATATAGTGGTGGATCAGGAATAACTTCTATATCAGAACCCTCATTACCATTTAAATTCGCAGAAGCATTATTCCACGCACCCTTAGCTAATGTATCTAAACCCATAGAACCACCTAATGCACCTTTTAATAAACTAATACCACTAGCTTTATCGCGATAACCGGGATATTGACCATTAATAATCTTATTGAGTGCAAAAAAAGACATAACAGGTATTCCATCTATATCAGATATACCCAAATCTCCTTTACTATACATTTAATATAATTTGATATTATTTTTTTGACCTTAACATTTTATACATTTCTGCGTCTATATCATCATATATTTCTCTTATTTCCTTCCATTTATTTTCTGTTTCAGTGGATTTTTTCACAGTATTTTTAACTGGAATTTTCCATAATTCTGTAAGAGTATCTAATACATTTTTATCATTTCTTAAATAAATTATTTCAATTTCTTCTTTACTTATATTATCAGGTGCTTGTTTAAGTAATTCTTCCATTGTATATTCTTTTTAATTAATATATATATATATAAAATTTATATGTTTTTATACTTAACATCGGTATAATAATTATTTGCTATTTCATATGCATATTTTTCATAAGGATGCTCTAATGAAAAGTTTTTCATAATAACATCATTAATACCATTGGGTTTATTGTTTCTATACAAGCATACCATAACATTATTTGTTTTATTATCAATATATATATCATTATTAGTATCTGGATTTGATCTTATAAATTTATTATTATATGCTATTTTTTTAAAACCCTCGCTGTGTATTAATTTATCAAAAATATCTTTATTATATCTTTGATAAATATGAATTTTTTCATGTATTAAAGTATTTGTTAGATTTTCTTCCGAGTAATTTAAAACACTTTTTGATAAAAATATTACATTTTCCCTTGTATGTGGCAATCCTTCTTCGTATTGAAATGATTCATTTTTATAAGTACAACATATGACCCACTTTATATTAGCCAGTTCTTTATAATTTATATAATTATCATGTAATTTACACTTTAATAAATAATTATCAGCATCAATACAGCATTTTTTCAACAATACTTTTTCCTTATCATTTAAATCACACGATGTTTTAAGTATATTATCTATATATTCTTTTTTTGTTTTAACTTTTCTCGCATATAAATCAATATTACTCAAATTATTTACATAGTTATCTTTATCATGTTGTAAAAAATCACTTAATTCTTGTTTTGACATAAAATATATTTTATTATTATTGCTATAAGTTTCTGTATTTGTTAAAAATAAATAATAGTAAATCGCTATAAATATTATTATGGATATAATACTTAATAGAATCATACTATATTATTTGTCTTATTATTATAGTATATTATTAATCTTGTGAATTTTTTTCTTTCTTTTCTTTTTCGTAACAAAATGTGACTTTGTCATCTGATGTTACTACATTATCTTTTATATTAGCCAGTTGATTCTCTATCAACCCACATGTTAAAACTTTATCATTTCTATAGACTTCAAATTTTTCATCTGAGAAAACCTTTATGATAGAGCTTATTTTTTCAAACTTAATAGTACCATCATTGCGCTGGATTGAATAAAAATATGCGTTACCATCTTTATTACTGACTTCATTCGCATCAATAATTTTTTTATATATAATTATTATTTTGTGTTTATAAATGCGAATAATACTGTAACCGTATGAATTCAGTAAATAGTATTTAATATCATATTGCTCTTGCTCTTGCTTGTGCTCTTGCTTGTGCTCTTGCTTGTGCTCTTGCTTGTGCTCGTACTTTTTATTTTCAGGTTCTTTATAATATTCTGTATTAATATCTGGGTCAGCACCACCTGTACCAGATGTTATTTGTATTACAGTTTTACCACCTTTGCTTATTTCCATTATACTAAAATAATGAGAGTCTGCGCACATATAGATATATTTATATTCTGCTAATAATTCGAATAATTTATCTCTTTTCCCAAATAATGGATCAGCTTTTTTTTCTTTTTTTTCTTTTTTTTCTTTTTTTTCTTTTATTTTATTTACTTTAATTGCAAATAGTGGTACATGTCCCATTACAAATATTTGCTTACATTCTTCTTCACTGATTTCTCTAAATTTGCTTTTAATATCTTCCATATAATTATCATCATTTAATTTATTTGTATTAATAATTATAACAATATATTTTTCATTATAGACAATACCAATATTATCTACATATAGATTGATTGTGTTTTTATGAATATCAATCTTTTGAATTTTTGCTAATTCTTCTAAGGTAGGTTGAAATCCGTTAAAATCACTTCCAATAATTTGACTACTAGTCATTTCAGAATCTTGCATGTCTTCCACGTCCTCTTCCATGTCTCTGCCCTCTTTCGTGCCTATCTCATTTAATGTATCGATATATTTTTTCTGTGTTTTAATCATACATCTTTCTTTTGTAGGTTTTAATTTTAAATCTTCATCATCTATTTCTTCATCGTGATTTCCAGCGGCTACATGAATAGTTTTATTTAAACTATATATTTTATAATATCCAGTTTTTAGTATACTTAATAAATAATATTGTGTTGTAATATCTTTTTTTGTTGCTCCGTCTTCACTTAATATTTTTGTTGTTAATAATTTTGTTGAATACCAATTATCACCTGCTATATAAAATGTAGATAAAGCTTTCTCTTTTTTTTTTATATAACTTAAAACCAAATCTCTGTAAACATATTCCTTTTCACAATTTATATTATTCCAGCATCCATAAAATAAAAATTTTGACATCCTATCATAATATTTATAAATATAAATATAAATTATGTAAATTCTTGTCATAGTCATTAACGTTATTATATTTACAATATTTATCATAAAAAATTATTGAAACGGTATATGGTAAGATTATTTTTACAGAATCTGTTGGAACATATCTCATCATATTTACCCAAGAAATAATATTATTTATAGCTCTTTTTAAATTTCTCACACCATCTTCTTTGGGTACATTATTAATAATATGTTTTAATATTTCATTATTAAAAATAATATCACCAATATTTAGGTTATATTGTTTTAAAATTTCCGGAACAATATAATCTTTTGCTAATACTAATTTTTCATCATTAGAATATCCAGGTACATTTATAACTATCATTCTATCTTTTAAAATCGGATTTATTAATTCTTCGTCATTGTAGGTAAATATTATCATTGATCTTGATATATTAAAATCAATTTCTTCAAAATATCTATCATTATATTTATCGTTTTGAACAGGATCTGTAATATGTATTAAAGTATTTATAATTTCTTGACCTCTATATGTATTTGAAACCTTATCCAATTCATCAAATAAAAACAATGGATTCATTATCCCTGTTTTCATTAAAGACTCGCACATTTTACCATATGTTGCTCCCTCGTATGTATAAGAATGTCCTCTCAAAAAAGACGAATCATCAGTTCCTGCGAGTGAAATAAATGCGTTTGGATAATTTAATGCGTTGCAAATACCTTCTTTTATTAATTTGGTTTTACCAACTCCTGCACTACCTTGTATACCTATAATATAGCCATTTGCCTTTGGAAAAGAAACTTGTTGTGCTAATACTCTTATTATTTGTTCCTTTGCATCCTTATGTCCAAATACAGTATCTTCCATTTTCTGCCGTATACCATTTAGAAAATCACATATTTTTTCATTTCCATCACTTATCTTTATTGGTAATTCATAATAATTATTGAATGGTATATTATTCAAAGATAATAGCCAATTATTTAATTTATTATATTCACTTGAACATGGTGACATATTATTAAAACTATCTATTTTTGCTATGATGCTCCTTTTTGTCTTTTCATTTATATTTGAATTAAGTATTTTAAACCTCAAAGGCACACTTGATAATTTATTGTCATTCATTGCATCTTCCCTTAATTTTATTTTATCTTTTTCCTCATCGGATAAATTATCAAAATATTTTTTCTCTATTGTTGTATATTTATTATAAAAATCGTATTTCTTCTTTTGTATTTTATTTTGCACAGATTTTTTTTGCGGATTTAATATTAAAAAAAATTTTTTTTTTCTATCATGCTCTTCTTCATAATGTTTATTAAAGAATCCTCCGACTGGTCCATTAGGGGGATTTATTATCTCATTGATTTCATCATCATAAATATCATCTTCATCATCGTCATCATCATCGCTACTATTACTATGAACATTGTAAGTCGGATCATTTTCTGAATTATCTTCACATGATATTTCCGTTGATTCACTACTATTTAAATTGTTCTTATCTTCTGTTTTCATTACGTATTTATATAATATATATAATTAATATATGTTTTAAATAATAAAAAAAATCAAGAGTACTCTATATTCAATCATATTGAGATTTATTTTCTTTCCCCCAATAAATATTATTGGATTTTGTTCTTACAATAGCATTAGAATATATTAAGTAGTAAGAGAATATAACGACTAATATAAATATACAAATGAATGCTATAATTTCCATATATTTATTATCAGTATATAAATTAATTGTAAATAATGCTGTTATTGTTAAACCAACCATTAATACTGATTTAATGTAAACGCTATAAACCGAAGCGCTATATTTTAGTAAATCTATATGCATTAATGAACTGTCAGCTTCACTACTTAATATTTTATTAATATGAGCGCGCGAAGCTCTTTCATGACTTGTATTTCCCAATAGTGTCGTATAAGCAGTTGTTGCATCACCTTGACTAACACTAACATTTGCTATTTCTATCGCTTTTATAATTTTAGTATTTAATAGCATTAATTGATTATTTACATAATTTACTTTTAATTTGGGGTATTCATCATTTCCATCAACAGAGAATTCTTTTGATTTATTTCCTATTAAGCCGGGAGTCAATAATGAGTTATCGGTATCGGTAGTGAATGTTTCAATATTACTACCTTGTGTAAAGGCTTCAATATATAATACACCTAATATATAATAGGTTACTACCTGTAATACAACTATTCCAAAACATACACTAGATACAAGTTTAATTATGGGCTTCTCCATTTTCATTACATAAGTTAACCCTAATATAATTATTATTCCTAGTAGCAATATAATATAAGATACGAGTTGATAATATAATAGGTTATTCTTTGACTTATTTAAATTATATAATGTTTTTATATTTTTAATTTTAGATTGATTAGAATTTATTTGTTCGTTTATGTTATTAATAGCATCAACGTTATTAATATATCCATTTTTATAATCGAGTGGTTTCTTAACAGCAATATAAACGTTATTATTAAAACCATCATCTGTACTACCACCAATATGAAAATATACGATGTTACCATGTTCATAATTTTCAAAATTGTTAGCCGATTTGATAGTACTACTAACCACAGCATCTTTATTACTATCAAATAATGTTACAGACTCGTATGGCAATGTCAATATCGGAATATCTTTTAATTCCTCGTCGTTTTGCGTAGGATATATAAGTCTGGCGCTTATAATAAATTCAAGATGATTTGTATCAGATTGAATACTAATTATAGGATATGAAGTATTATTTATATTTATTATATGAGTTTTTGCAACATCCATGTTTCCATCAATTAATTGATTTTTTACTGCAATAGGTAGTTCACTGCTCTCAATATTACTTTTTTTAAAAGAGTTGTCATCGGTCGCAATTTCCCCATTGTCGTTATATATTATATTTCGGTCGGTTGATCCGGATTTAATATAGAAATTCTCACCACCACTATCATAAATTGCAATTGAGTTATCTTTTTTAGTACTGGCACTTTTATTTGCATCATTAAAATGTTTAAATAGTTTTAACCTAGTTTTTATTTTTATAAGTCTCTCGCTTAAAACCTCTGCCATAAATCCTTTTTCTGATATAGCAAATTCGTCAGAATTTGATATATTAGCTTTAATAGCACTTTTCATATGTATTTTTGTGATATTATCTATTATATCATTAACATATGCCTTATTATTTGTATATGCTAATCCAAACACTGAATATAAAGCATCAGACCCTTCAGCTGTATTTTGTGCTGTTACTACTAATTTAATATTAGAAATGACCGTACCAGTATTGCTGTATATATTTGTAGATTGCTGTAATATTTGGGCTTTTGTTAAAAATTTAATACCATATCCCGTTGAATTTGAGGCAGTTGCACTGTATACTGTAAAACTACAAGCACCGGGAAGGGAGCTAGATCCGCAGGCCGTGACCGCGGCGCTACCCAAATCTTTTTTATTATGAATACTATTATATAACATATTTCCAGTTGTTATAGCAATATAGAAGTATACTTTAATAATTTTAAAAAAATTTAATAATCCCGATATTTGTGTTTTTCTATTTACTAAGTTCAAATTAATTATTATGTTCAAAAAATTTTGCAATAATCTTTTATCGCGTTTAAAAAGAGCATCATATAAATTTGTCTCTTCAATGTCTGAATTATCATTATCATCTAAATAAATATCTCCTGTCGCAGCTAGCTGTTTAATTACACACCTTCCATTCGCTAATTTTTTAATAACTATACCAGATAATGTAGTAGTATCGCCAGTACCTGCAACATTTCTAATTTTACCATCCAAAAACAATCCACCATTGGTCGATGCGGTTGTTCGTTCAATTGTTATTTCGTTCGCTGGTGCACCTGCCCCAGCCACATTTTTTCCAGGACCATCATATGTTACACGTAAATCCGTAAATAATTTATTGGTACCTGTATCTTCATAAGAATTAATTGATAAAAATAGGGTTGATTCGCTCATTGTTTTGGACCCATTAGATCCATCAATCCAATAGCCGTAATTATCACTTGTTTCTGAATTTGGCTTGTCCCTCGCTTTTTTATTAACAATTATTATATTATTTACATTTTTTTTTAAATGTGTTATATTATTTTCGTTTTCTAGAAAATCATTATATGCTTCTAAAATATCAATAAAAACATTTACAAGATTCATACTGCAAATCAAATTAAAAATATTATTCCTATCGGGTATAATTTTTACAACATTAGCACCAGAAGTTTGCGTGACGCCTTTCGCAAACTTCAAATACCCCTTCGTATTTGCTAGATTATCAGTAACATTATCTTTTACTTCCATAATATTAATTTTTGTATAAATTGCTTGATTTATTAAATCTGTAAATGCATCATTATTTATTCTATATATTCGGCCTGCTGCTACTGCTGCTGCTTCTCCTGCTGCTCGTATTTCTGAAGCAGAACTTCCTGCTGTAGTTGCTGCTGTTACTGCTTCTTCTGCTGCTGTTACTGCTGCTGCTGGTGTTACCAATGACGTAGCATCAACAATGTCTTCTTCGGATTCGGATATATCTTTTAAAATTTTTTTTATGAATGGAGCAGTTGAAGTTACAGAATTATCAATATCAATATATTTAACATACATATCTCCTAATAATCCAATAATCTCTTTATAGTTATTATTATGAACAGCCATGCTTATATTATGTATAATCTCTTCTATAATAATATATATATTTATTTAAAAACAAGATCTATAATAAAACGAAACACCGCTATTTTCATTATATCTGATAATTTTAACAATGTCACCTTGTTTGATACCAAGCCATTTAGCAATTGGGTCATTATGTAAAATAATTGGCATATATAATTTGCTTTTAATCATATATTCTTTCATAAATTCTGCCGCTTCTGTTTCAGTCAACTTAATATGTTTTGGTACATATTCGTGTTTTGTTGGATTGAGCATTAGTTGTTGTGCGTGAAAGTACTGCAAATGTCCTTTATTTTTTTGAAACATTTTATCGTATTTGTTTAATTGAGAAATGATAGGCTGAGATATAGTATCATTATTGAATATAAGTATAACATTTTTCATATTACCATATTTTGCTATAAAGTTTTCATTATCATTATCACACATTTTAAGTTCATCGATTATAAACTTTCTTAATTTTTTAGTCAATGCGAATATTACAGTTGTATTAGATGTTTGCAATTCTATTACATTTCTATCATTTTCATATTCCTCTTTATCAATAGATAATCTATGTTCTTCGAACAATGAGATATCATCTCCGCGTTCAGTTAACATATCTTTTAAATTAGTGATAATACTTTCGATATCCATTTTAATATTATAGAAGGGTGTTAATCTTATATTATAGTATATAAAAAAATCAATTTTTATTTTTAGTCAATTGATTTTCTGCAAATATAATAATATTAGGGTCAATGTAATTTTTTTTACATACGGCATATGTATTGTGGAGTTTCAATGCGGTCTCTTCAATAGATCTTTTTATAGGATTTTTAGAATTAATATTTGTATTAAAAAATTTCATAAATAGCGTGTTAGCATTAAGTGTTCTTAAATCTTTCGTAGTAATTTTTAAATTAAATTTTTTATAAAAATTATATAAATATTTATTAACATCATTTGATGTTATAGCTTTATCATTATGTTTAAAAATATATTCATCTTCACCGATCTTTTTTAATCTATCAAAAAAGAACTTATAAATCTCTTTATTTTTACATACGGCGAAATTTCTAACATTTTTTTTACCTATAAAATCTATCTTAATAAATTTGTTTTCTATAAAAATGTGTTTCTTTTTCAATGTTGTTAATCCATATGAATTGTTATCTATTTCGTATTTTTTATTACCAATTCTGAAACCACATTCTATTATTAAAGTAATGATTATTGCACATATCTTATCAATATCGTCACCTTCAATATCGCTTTTTATTTTTCTTTTTAATCTAGAAAAATACTTTATTGATTTCTTGATTTTTTGAAATTTTATATTATTTTGACTTAATATAAATTTAGGATTATATATAATCTGTTTTCTATTTTTTGAATCATATCCGTATGCGATTATTTTCTTACCGTTAATTATTGTAACGTTATCGTATGCTGGTGGTATTTTAAGAGATTTAAAAAACTCTAAATGTTTTTCATCTGTTATTTCGTTATTTTTATTAAAATATTTAAATCCTGTTTTAAAGGTACCTATTCTTTGTACTTTCATTCTAATTATTATTAATATCTTTAAAATGCAGTATAAAATGATATAAACAAAAGATTATATAGATATCCATAAACCAAGTAAGATATATAATGCCAGTAGCAAAGAAAGCCGCCACCACTACTGTTGAAACACCTGTTAAAACCGGTAAAAAAGTTGTTGCTACAAAAGTACCTGTTATTAAAGCCACGGATGCTGTCAAACAGGTTCCTGTTGAAAAGGTCGCCGATGTTGAAAAGGTCGCCGATGTTGAAAAATCAGAAGTTGTTCAACCAGTAACTCTTCAAGAAAATGCTCTCCAAAGCATTATTGAAAAAGTAAACATTTTTGTGGTAATGGGTAAAGAACTACAAGGTCATCTTAAAGTCCTAAGCAAGGATTGGGACAAGCAACAAAAAATCATTGACAAGGTTCAAAAGAAACGTCAAAATGCTAAAAACTCCCCATCTGGTTTTGCTAAGCCAAACAAGATTTCCGATGAACTTTGTGATTTCATTGGGGAGCCTCGTGGCACAGAGAAATCTCGCACTGATATTACTCGTTTTATCAATGCGTATATCAAGGAACATAGTCTAAACAAACCCGAAAACAAACGTTTCATTCTCCCGGATGATAAACTACGTAAAATCCTAAATGTTGACGCTAAGGAAGAAATCAACTATTTTATTCTTCAAAAACTAATCTCTCACCACTTCCCTCCATCCGCGAGTAAACTAGCTGCTGCTGCTGCCGCCGCTGCTGCTAAATAAATTAAAAATTGATATAAAATTATTTTTATATAATACATTAATTCCAATAATGTCTTACACTAAAACAACAAATGGTGCTACTTCTCTCAAAACTACTGGTAGCAATATTGTCGATTATTTCATGATGTTCTCTCGCAATTTGGATAAAAATGTAAGTTATGAATATTTGGAGAAATGCTGGAATGATGATCCTAAAAAAACGGTTGCTGTCATTTTCAATGGGCGTGATAGAGTAAATGGAAAAAAAGAAAAGAGGGTATCAAATCAAGCTATGATGTGGCTACGAACATATAAGTTTGCAACATATTGTGATAACCTTACAAATTACGTTGATAAATATGGATGTTGGAAGGACTTGCTATATATCACGTACTATAATTGTAAAAATTCTATTGACAGGAGCTATGAACTAAAATTGTTTTCAAGAAAGCTATTAAATGATAAGCTATTACTTGAAGACAATAATAGTGTTTCTCTTTGTGCCAAATGGGCCCCGAGTGAAAATGATAGAAATGATAAAAGGAAACATATGGCTAAACGTGTAGCCACGGAAATTTATGGATTAGATGATGATAAGCGAATGGAAAAGTATCGCAAAGAGATTATTGTCCCACTTAGAAAGAAAATCAATATCGTAGAATCCTTAATGTGTAGTGACAGATGGGGTGAAATCAAATATGAGGCCGTCCCAGGCGTAGCATCAAAAAGACTCCTCAATGCTTTTATGAAACACGACGAAGAAAGATATAGACAATATTTGTCTGATGTTAGAAGTGGTAAAGCGGAAATTAAAGTAACAGGTATTTTACCCCATGAATTATCCAAATATTATATTGATACAAAACATAATGATGATTATGGTCCCAATGAAACAATTGAATTGCAATGGAGAACTATTCTAGAAAATGTTAAAAAATCTGGCAACTTTGATAATTCATTGGCTATTGTAGATTTATCCGGTTCTATGTTTGGGGCAAGAAATGGCAGTATTCCTGCGCAAGTAGCTGTTTCTCTCGGCATTCTTACTTCTCAGTGCTGTAATGGTTTGTTTAAAAACAAATTTATTACATTTAGTGAAGAACCCGAGCTGGTAACATTGGAATACAAAGAACCTAGTTTGTTTGAATCACTTAACTCTATAATGAATGTAAATTATGGTTTTAGTACGGATTTTGTTAAATGCTGTGAAGCAATTATCAGATATGGTATTAAACATAATATTCCCGATAGTGAAATGCCCAAGAAACTCTTTGTGTTTACTGATATGCAATTTAATGAAGCATCAGAAGGTTCAGAAGAATTAGAGACAATTTATCAAAATATTATTAGAAAATATAAAAAAAGTGGTTATACGGCACCCAAGTTTGTATTCTGGAATCTTAATTCAGATAACAAAGGAACATTTCCTGTTAACTGTGATACAGAAGGCACTGCTATGGTTTCAGGATTTTCAGAACAACTCCTGAAAATCTTCATGAATTATGATGAGTTTAAGCCTGAATTTATTGTTAATGAAATTCTTAATCCTTATCTTGATAGTATTATTATTTCTGATGATTAAAAAATATAAACAGGATTAACTCATATATTAATTATTTTTTCTTTTATTGCCCGATGACAATGGAATATAAATATTATATAAATACTTATATTTTTCTGGCATTTCGCTATAATTAGTATCGCTATATTTATCCATTAAAATATCTCCTGCTTTTTGAAAAAGTGCAGCACGTTCTTGGTCGTTCATTTTATAATACGTATTATCAAGTTCCTTATATCAGTTTTTATTAAAAAGGAGTACATAATTTTATTTTTCTATGATTTTTATAAACTTTTTATAATTTATACTTTTTTATTGATTATGTACTCAAATTTTAATTACCTTATTTGTTAAATCAACAATATTACTTGCAGCTTTATCTTTGTAATCTACGACATAATCAAAAGTGCATTCATGATATGTATAGAATAAATGTTTACTACAATAATGATTTCCACATCTGCATTTATTGGTTAGTCCATCCAAAGTATTTAGCTTTTTATTACAACTGAAACATCTCATTTTTGATAACTTAATAAAGTTAAAGATAATATTTAATTTTTATATAAAAAATGATAATAATATATGTACTATAAAATACTAATGAATAACGTTTTATTTCAAGATTTCAATGGTAGTATCATCTGCCATCTGAATAAAGATTTTGCTTCACTAAAAAAACTTTCAGAATCTTCAAAGCAATGTAATAGTCTAGTTAAAAATAATAGCAATTTCAATAATCTTCTTGATTTTAAAAGAAATAGCTATAATTGTGATATGGTTGAATCTTATTTAATTAAAATTTTGAAGCCAGAAATTTTAAGATACAAAGACAATAAAGTTCAAGATAACAAAATTATATTAAATAAATATGTTAAAAAATTAAATAAAAAATGTATTGATATTCTTTATAATAAAATAGATTATTGCTATAATGAAAGAAATATTGGTTTAAATAATTATATACAAGAATTATCATATGTACTTTCTAAAAAAATATTTGATATCATGATTTTGATTGAAGATGATTTAAATATATATGATGATAATATACTCGAATGGTTTAATATAAAGTATTTGTAAAAATAAGTTGTTTTTTAATTGGAATAAGCGAGACCGCCCATACCAGATAAGATACGGAGCACGTTGTAGTTGACAGCATATACATGGATAGTACCGGCTACACTTGATGATAGAGATAATACAGCAGTGTCTATGCGAGACATGTTGAGAGTGCCACTGGGTTGGTGTTCCTCGGGTTTAAGGGCGAAAGAATATACATTGATACCATTATGATTTACATCAGGAGTATTTTCGTGATGTTGGTAAGGTTGAACAAGGGAGAAATAATCACCTTTGCGAGTAGCGAAACGATCATTGCCATTGAGCATAATTTTAGCTTGCATAGTGGGATTTGACGATTTTGAATAATTATTAGCGGTTTGTTTTTTAGTTTCATAAGTCGCAGTTGAAAAGTTGTTCCAGAATGGGTATTGATTGTCGGTAGTATCATCATTCTTTTTAACAGCCCATATAAGTTCTTTGCATGGGTGATTAAAGTTAAGTCTCACTGGTTTCATGGTATCAGCAGAAGTAGAATTAGTTATAGTATCAGTGCCAGTGAATTGTAATTGTTCAATTAAATATTCATGCGATAATTGAGCGAAACGTCTGCGTTCATCGGTATCAAGGAAAACATAGTCAACCCATAAATTAGCATCATTTAATGAAATATTAGAACCAGTAGCAAATCGTTTTTCAACAGATCCAACTCCATCCACGAAATCAGCACCACTATCGGATGCTTTCTTGTTACCATTTGTGCATCCTACGCCAGTTGAAACATCTTCATCTTCACATAAATTAGAAACCTTAGTATCTACTAAGTTAGATGCCGACTCATATTCTATGTTGATTTTAACTTCGTGATATTGAAGGGCGATTAATGGAAGAGCTAAACCAACATTGCGACAGAACCAGAATTCAAGAGGAACATATAATTCGTAACTAGCGTCTGCTTTTAATTTAGTACATAAATTTTTATCATTTGCGCCAACCATAGTATTATAACCAGAGCGTTTGCCCATTGGTAAAGATAATTCATTCCAGATATATAACCATTCGGAATAATGTTTATCTATGCGTTGACCACCGATTTCTAATTCAACAGTTTTTAGTAATCTTTGACCAAAGTTTGGTACAAGGGCAACATTATTAATAGTACCAGATACGGCATTAGTATTTTTGATTTTACCGTTGAAATATACACGGTGGATTAAATCACCGTTACGAGTTATTTGGAAACTAGCACGGGAACCTAACGAATTACTTCCGGTTGGAGTTTGTTGGATAGCTTCAATAGCGAAGTTAGTATGACGACGATATACAACTTTGAAAAAGGTAATTTGAGGATTACCGGTTAAATAAACATCCTGAGCACCATAAGCTACTAGTTGAAGAAGACCACCACCCATTTACGCTATATTCTTTATACTATAAGTGGAGAAAAAAAAAGTTAATATTATACACAAAGTATTATTATAATAATATGAAGAAAAATAATATCGTAATATTTAATTGGAATAAGCAAGGCCACCCATACCAGATAATATACGAAGAACGTTATAGTTGACCGCATATACGTGTAAAGCACTATTGAGAGTATCATTATAATCAGCTGTTAGATTTAGATTTAATACAGCAGTATCAATGCGAGACATATTTAGTGTACCACTTGGTTGATGTTCTTCTGGTTTAAGAGCAAATGAATAAACATTGATTCCAGCATTAGTTGGTACATTTTCGTGATGTTGATATGGTTGAATTGTATTGAAATAGGAGCCATTGCGCTCAGAGAAACGGTCATTACCATTTAATACTAATTTAGCAGAAGCAATTGGATTTACAGATGTAGTAGCGCTTCTCGCTTCAACTTTAGCATTTACAGTATCAACGGTAGTTCCTGTTTGGTCATTGGTGAAATTATACCAGTTAAGATTATCAACATAAGTGTTAGTATTACCAGTAGCTGTAACAAACCAGAATAATTCTTTGCAAGGATGGTTGAAAGATAATTTAGGTTTGGCTTGGGAACCAGATAGGGATTCAGTGCCAGTGAATTGTAATTGTTCAATTAAATATTCATGCGATAATTGAGCAAAACGTCTACGTTCATCAGTGTCAAGGAAGATATAATCAACCCATAGAGATGACGCTCCTAATGGTTTCGCGAGAACAGTGGCAGTACCTTGGCATTTATCAGAGGTTTGGAATAAGATGTTTACTTTGACTTCGTGATATTGAAGAGCAATTAATGGAAGCGCTAAACCTACATTGCGGCAGAACCAGAATTCAAGAGGTATATATAATTGATCATTGGAAGTATCACTTAATACTCCTCCCTCGCCGCCAACCATTTTTTTGTAACCTTCACGTTTCGAATAAGGTAAAGATAATTCATTCCATATGTACATCCAGTGAGAGTATTGTTTGTCAATCTTTTGGCCACCAATTTCAAGCTCCACGTAATCAATGAGACGTAAGCCAAAATAAGGACACACATCCTTTGTTTCTTCCGACATATCAACTGTTAAATACATGCGATGTATTAAATCACCATTACGGGAGATTTGGCATGTAACGCGATTTCCGTAACCAGGATTTCCATTAAAGGTTTGTTGGATAGCTTCAATAGCGAAGTTAGTATGACGACGATATACAACTTTGAAAAAGGTAATTTGAGGATTACCAGTTAAATAAACATCCTGAGCACCATAAGCTACTAGTT